AAATACGCTTTGCCATCGAGTGTTTGATATGTATTGATAGTTGATTCAATCGTCAAGATTGCTGATGTGGCCTGAGCATCATACGAATCACCATCAATGGTAAATGTGATGTCTCTGCCGGTCACGATTGTTGTTGGCATGATTTCTCCTTAGTTGGTGTAGTAGGTGCTTACTTGTAAATCGGCTGTGAGGTATTTGCCCGCACCGACTTCCAATGGTTGTGGTTGATTGACATTGCCGACTTCATAACCGCTCGGCATTGCGCTGATGATATTGATCATCAATGTTTCAAGATTGTCTAAAGCTGCCGCGTTGTTGGCATAACCCACAACACCCGTCACAGTTAGATTGACTTTGACCTTAGTTGTTGCGCCATTGATTAAAACGCTTTCTAAATATGGTGCATCCGGGATCAAACAAATGCTTGGTGATGTCATTGTCTCTGGGATGCCGTTGTACACATTGGCAGCAATGGATGAGAGCGCTGTTTTCAATGGTGTGCGGATTGCTGATTCGATACTCATTGACACATCGTTTCGACATCAAGAAACGGGCCTAAGAGGCCGATGACTCTGTTGCTCAAGCTGCGGCCAAGAATAAATGGTGACGGCTGAAAATTGTCTGACATGATTTGGTTGCCGGGAGCTGTAATGCTCTGAAAAATCTCAACCGCCACAACCAAAATTGCGTTTTCAATTGGTGGTGTATTTGCGTACAAAGCTGCCGCTGATCCACCGCTCAATGTTGCTGTTGCCGCTGGGATAAATGGCAACGGATAATCACGATTAGCCGCATTGGTTGCAGCTGTAAATGTGTAAGGCTCAATCCGATCATCGGTGACTGTATAAGTCGCGCTGTAAGCTCCGGCCCCGGTAACAACAACAGATTGACCCGGCACAAAGTAATTTGGCCGCATTGTGGTGAAATAAATGACGGATTCATCCACATTGGCAAAAGTCACCGATGATTGGTATTGCGTAAGTAAAGGCAAAATCGTTTGCTCAGCGGAATCTATAAAAGAATCCAGCTGTGCATCGGAATACAAAGAAACCGAGACACCAAGAATTGTCCTCAGCTGCGAGGCTGTAACTATTGCTGGCATCTCGGTTCCTTTCGTGTCAGTAGCGTTCGGGAGCGACCGCTACCGATAGTGATTTATGGGAGGTTGTTAAATTGTGCGCCGTTTGGCACCTTGGCAGCTAATGCGCCGTAGCCGTAGTACAGGATGTCAATTGTTCCATCGCTGTTGATGTTGCTGCGTAGCGTAAAGCGTGGAGATTCGTACCATGTGTATGAATCTGGATTAACAACGACCATTGATGAATCTCCATCAGCTGTTGTTGTACCAGCGTTACCAAATGAGCGTGAAACATAAAGATTTAAGCCCGGTGAAACTACACCGCGCAATGAATCTCCTCGAACATTTCCAGCTGCGTTTGATGGTTGTGCTGCATTGTAAAGTGGTGCGCCATTGTCGTTGTATCCCATGATGTTTCCCCATTGTGTTGGTGAAACGATCAATGAGCGAGCAAATCCAAGTGATGCGCCATAAACATTTGCGGCTGCCTTTGATGTGTATCCAAGGAATCCGGTTGCTGAATTTGCTGATTGTGCTGTCACAGTAGTGACGGCCGCTTGCATTGCTGCCAAAGCATATTCATCAGTCTCTTTTGCATAAGCAAACTCGAGATTTTGGAGGAGAGCTGTCAAGTATTCTGGTCGGCTGCGATCAATAAGCTCGACAGTCGAGATTGCGCGGCCTTTGAAAGGCTGTACGGAAACTGACAAAAATGTGGCAGATAGTGATGATTCTGTGACTGCATCATTTTCATTGATTGGCAATACTGTTGGTACAGCTGTGACACGAGGCAGCTCAAATGTCATGCCTTCTGCAACTAAAGTTTCGCGGCTAATGCCATCGATTGTGCCACGATCAGCATTTGCAAGTGCATTGATGACCTGTGTGCTTTGTGGTGTTGGAATCATGCCGGGTGCTGTTGATGTTGTGTTATCAGCTGCCTTGACATACTGACGAGAATCCTCATCATGCAAAACGCTTGCGCGTAGGTAGTGCTCAAGATATGAAACCTTGTCCACAATTGGTGAGCGTGGTGCTGTGTAATAAGCCGGGCGTGATGCCTGTACAGGTGCGACTTCTGGAGCTGCTACCGGTTCAACGGCAGGAGCGGTGACTTGTTCGGTAGTGTTTTCCACTTTGTCTCCTTCATTTGGGTTTGTTGTATCTGCAACTGTTTCAGTTTCAGAATCCTCTGATGCGGCTACCTCAGAAACGCGAGCTGATCGCACAGCCGGCTCAGTAACCAAAGCGACAGCTGTGAGCTGTCCATTGAGCACCTTCATGGTGCCATCTTTTTGCATTTCGTAATTGTCCACAGCTAATTCAATTGAAAATCCATCGCGTAGGCCTTCCATGGCTTCGGTCAATGCATCTGTGCCGGCTGTGGTGTTAGCAATTTTGAAAGTCGCTGTCATTTCTTTGTCATTTACGGACATTGCAACGCTGCGCCCAATTCTGCGAGTGTTGTCATGTTCAAGATTCAAAAAAACATCTTGTGGCTGGATTGATCCGCGAGCAAAAACAACTTTGCCGGTTGATGCATTTGCGTGCTCATTGAAAGCAACAATGCGGCCGGTGATTGTGCGTGAATCGGAATCAGCTGCCGTGATTTGCATTGGTGTTGTCAGCTTCATGAGATCATGTCCTCCATTTGTCTAATTTCATCGGTGGTGATAGCCCCGATGTCAAATAAAATCTTGTAAATATCTGCACGCTCTTTTTCTGATCCGCGCAAATATGCCTTCAAATCAAATTCCACGCGCTGTGTTGATGGCGTAAAATCTGGCATTGATAAGCGGCTGGATATGCTGTTCATCAGCGGGAGCAGCGAGAAATCCAAAAGAGTTTGACGCGCCGTTTGGGCGTTTGCATATGTCATGGATGATCCAGTCGGCGCATCAATAAAGTAAGCCGGAATACCCACGGCGCGTGCTAATTCGGTTGCGATGATTTCGCGTGCAGCATTGAGGCCAATCTGTTCCGGTGTAAATCCGACTGTTGTCAATTCAACATCAGCATTGAGAAATGCTGTTCCGCGATTTCTACGAGCTGCGCCCCATGCATCAAGCAATTTTGCAATGCGATCAGCTGGCAATGCTGTGCCATTTGATTTCAGAACCATTGATGGCACCGGTTCGCGTGCGTACATTGCGGCAGCTCTTTCAAGCTCTGCACCTGCACGGATTGTGCGACCTGCGCGATTTAATAAACCTTCATCGTTACCATAAAACACCACGAGTGATCCGACACCGGACATTGGCACACGCGATCCATCGACTGTGTAATATTCAATTTGCGTGCCGATTGAATTTAAGAAAACGCCAACGCGATTTGGAGCAACGCGCCACATTTGGCGAACTCTTCCAGTATCTGCAAATAAATCGATGATTTGGAAATACGAAAATCCGGTAAATAACAAATCCTCACACGCCCACACCCATGATGCTGCTCCTGGTACGCGTTTGTCCGGATCGGAAATCACAACGGGTTGATCAACAATTTGACCGGTGTCTTTGTCGCGTGTAATCAAAGGAATCGTGGCAATTGAATTGCAAATCATGTTTCGTGCGCGAGCAATTGCTGGCACGCTCATTGCTTCCTCGCGGCTTGCAATGTAATCAGCTCCACCAAATGGGAAAAATGCATCCAGCGTTGGAGCTGGCCCAATTTGTGCAGCTACATCAGCACCGCGGTCAATTGCCACAGTTTCAATGGTGCGCTTTCGATCAAATAATCCCATGGGACGATTTTCTCAAAATGTCAAGCATCAACCCACTAAAATGTCTATTTCGGTTTCTGGGCGTGTCGCAAAGTGTGTGACCAATGCGGCTGCTACGGCCGCACAAACAGCTGTACCGCTTGCACGCCTACCGATTACCCAACCGCCATCACCGCGCCTCAATTGCACAGCTGAGAGAATCTGCTCTGTCAGCTTTGATTGATTTCGGTGTTTCAAACGACCAGAATTGATTGCGCCCAATAATTCATCGCATGCTTGAGGATAATCGGCATCCATGTCATGGATCGGAATACCGGCCGGCTGCATACGCGCTGCAACAGCTCCGGATGTTCTCCGGCTGTAAAGCAAATATTCAATTGGGTACTTTCGACAATATGAAGCTGCATCGTTGGCAATTGCCCGATCATCAAGCTGGATCGTGTTTTCCCATGTATGCAACAGCTTTACAACAAACGATTCCGATCCAAGCTTTTGGGCCGCGACCAATGCAGCATGTTTTCTGTCCGGTGAAATGTCAATTGCCATCCATGTAAGCTTGTCCTCATCCAGATCAATTGTTTCATCGCCACACTCTTGCCACTCTCGAGCTCCGACCACGCTGGCAATTGTCTGAACCCATCTGTTCAATACCTCGGTCATTACAACATCGGGAGGATCATTGAAAACGGCTCGGATGTTATCCGGGTGAATTGTTATGTTGAGGCCGGGATTGGCCCACGCTGCATTTTCCAACGAAATTTCATCAGTAGGTGCTGACCACTCAAAATAGCCCACATCATCGCTTGCCCCACTAGCTGCGGCCAATCCTCTTTCGCGCAATTGGTTCAAAACCATCGAATGAGAATCACCGGCCGAGCTGAAACAATTGACCTGTGGATTTTTGGCAGCCATCAATGTGTACCGCATAGCTGCAAAGGTTTCCATGTCGTGCAGCTCTCGAATTTCATCCATGTGGATCGTTTCTGGCTTTGACAATCCACGAGCTGCCGATCCACCAGCCTTGATGATGAAACGATTGCCTTTGATTGTTTGAATTTCCTCGGCTCCATGTTGCCAGCGAATTCGCTTCACTTGATTGGCCAAATCCGCGTTTTCCTCGATGATCTGCACAATGGCCCGAAATTGCTCAAGCGATGTAACCAATCTGTGAGCTGTGGAAACTTGCAACGATTCATCCCAATGGAAAAGACCCATCATAATTCTGGCCATCATGTAGGTACTTTTGCCATTTTGCCTTGCAACGGATGCAACTGTCACCGGGTGCCAATAGCGCCCATCGGGTTTGATTTTCAAACTGTGCTCGGCCAGCCATTTTTGCCATGGCATAAAACCATTTGGGAGAATCTGATCAGCAAAATCGATCAATTCAAAGCCGCGTGAAGGCAAATCATTGAGTGGTGAGTGGATTCGTGGAGCTGTTACCGGCAAAAAAACCGATGTGGGCCGATCTGAGCCTGTTTCAGCCGTATGTCCATCAATGATGACCTGATCATCACTAATCATGACTTATCGACTCGTTTTGGGGTATAAACAGACCAT